ATTGTTAAAAATATACCACGCATCGTGCAAATTTTTTGCTGTAACACCCCATTTCGTTTCAAGTTCACTGAAAATCTCTTTAATCGCCTCATCCCAGGGAATTTCTGCCTTGTATTTCCTTAATACACTATTTGCCACATAAAAAACTTGTCTCATAGGATTACTCGCAATCCCACTTACATCACTTATGAGTGCTCCTATAAATTTGTTCAGGTCTTTCTCGCCAAGTGCTCTCTTCGTTTCCTCAAAATCAGGGATTGCTCTAACTGAATATGAAAATTGTAAATTTAATAATCCCGCAGGCACTCCACCACCTATAAATGGATGTTTATACATTGCGTCAAGTATCTCGTATTCAGTAAACGGATTGGCTTTATCACCTTTTAATTTTTTATACTGTGAATAAACAAGTTTAGTTAAAAATAACCCGAATGGAATAGCGGTCACACCTCCTAAAGCTCCTACAACTGCCATATGTCTTAATACAGCACCTGGCGATTTCAAAAATTCTTGTCTAAATAATTCAGTTTCTTTTACAAGCCAAGTTTTAAACTGGAATAATAGTTTTGACCACTCACTTTTCACTCCCAATGGCACATCAACAGGTGAATAATAAAATTGTGTCTTCCCCACTTTATCAAGAACAAATTTTCTAATTTCATACTCATCAGTCATTCCTAACTTTTCTCTTGCAAATAAATCATAAATAATAGCAGTAACAGGTCTGTTGACACTTTCAGGAGCGTGAAAAGGATATAGTAATATAGAACTTATTTTGTCCATCTTAATAGGAATAAAGGCATTTTCATCAAAACCGTAGGTTGCCATTATGTTTTTTACACTTTCAGGGATAGTAGTATCCGCAGGATTCATTAAATATCGTGCATAATAATCATGTGCTCTTGTAATCAATCCTGCGTCTCGCACATCCGGCCATACATTCATCCAAGTCTGAAAAGCATTCACAGCCGCAGCTTTAAAGTTAAATCCTAATGCCATGAGAGCATTTATCTTTCTAAAAAATCTGGGAATGAATACTGAAGGTTTTGAAGCAGTAATAGTATTCCACCATCCGTAAGTATAAAAATCTTCGGGTAAAACTTCCCAGCCCATCTGGCGGTCAATCCATTTCATTAAAGTTTGTTTGGCAAATATTTTACCTACTTGAGGAATTTTTAATGCTTCTTGAAAAACAGGCACTGCACTATTTTTATACCAATCGTTCAAAAATACATTTCTATAATCTTTATACAATGCTCGCATATTTTTAAGAGGATTCCATTCAATAAATTCAGGATATTTTGCTAAAACTCCTTTCCTTTTCAAAAATGAAGATACCCATTTTTTCCTCTCTTCAATAACCCATAAAACTTTTCGCAAATCACCAGCAATAAGTTTCTGTAAATCAGAAGGTTTTAAAGTTAATGTGAGTTCAGGCAAATTCTCCTGTATTGTTTTAGCAATTTGATTGGCAGCTGCATAAAATTTTCTCCTTGTAACTCTTGTAATTAACTTATCAAGATATAAAGTTGATGGCATTATATCAATCTTTTCTATATCATTTATTTGATTTTCAAACTCTTTAGCTGCATAGTTTATAGCTGCTTCTTCAGAATTTAATCTTATTCTTGTTTGTGTTCCATCTTTGTATGTTATGAGCATATCAGTTTTAACAAAATCCCTTAAATCTTCTCGAAGAGTATGATGATAATATGCACCCCTTCGAGCTTCTTCAGGGAGCATCCCTAAATCTGCTAAAGTTGTATGATAATCCCTATACAATTTGAAAAGAGCAAGTGCTTCATTTTGATATTCTTTCGGAATTCTTTTAAATTCTGGTGAATTCACAAATTGTTCAGCAGTAATATGTTTTTCCAACGCATATCCTACCATTACAGTATATTTTTCAGGTAATACCGTTTCTATTTTTTTAAATATATTTTCATATTCTTTTATCAATGTTTTAAAAGCGTTATCATAAACTAAAAATTCGTGAAATGTTTTTTCCCACAATTCACCGCATTTTTTTACATTTAGATTAGAATGCTTTTTTAAATCAGTTATCCAGCCTTGTATACTTTTTAACCATTTGTTAATACCTTTTCCTTCTGTAACTGCCCTTACAGGGTCTATATTCCCGCTTAGTTTCTTTGCAGCTTCAATTGCTTTTCCTGCATATCTACTACCTTTAGAAAAAAGATTTTTTATATTTTTACCTAAAATAAAAAAACCGGGAAATAATCCCGCTTCGACTATAAATTCACTTTCATCAATTTCATTTTTAGAAAAATCATCAAGCACTGGCTCAAGGTCTTCTGTTAATTTAACAAGATTTTTCTTCGGAAATTTATCAATTAAATCAAAATAACTTTCGTATAATTCTATAAGAAATCTATTTTTAAAATCTGAAAAATTGAGATTTTTTAATTTTGAAGCTTCTTGAAGTTTAGCATATAAAGGTTTCAATATATTATTATGAGTTCGATAAATATAATCCTGTAAAGTATAAGGCGTTAATCTGCGAGGTTCTTTTTCATAAATGTATTCCCACATTGCAACTGGTAATTTTGTGGCTTCTGTTAAAATTTTATGAATTTCCTTTAAAGTTGTTGTACTTAAAATCTTTTTGGATATATCTGCAAAACTTTTTACTGCTAAATCGTAATAATCTTCTTCACTTATTTTTTCTCCCTCCTTCGGAGGTCTCCCTCGTGGGGCTCGTTTCAATTCAGACAAAGATACAATCCTTCTTTCTATATACTTTGGAGTAAGTCTTGTAACATCATTATGCCACTTTTCAAGAGTAGTTTTTAAATCAATAAATTCTTTTAAACTTAATTCTTTTAAATTCAATTTATCCTGTAAATCTCTGACGCTTTCAAATGTAATTTCTTTTGTAATAACTTTACCTGCTTCAGGTGAAGTTCTTAAAATTAAAGTTGGTTTTTCGGGTTTTAACCCTTTTGTAGTTTCAAAAGCCGTTCCTTTTTCAGATATATCCATTACAACTATATCACCCATAGGTCTTGATTTAATAAAATTCTGGAATTGTTCTAAAATTTGTTTTGGATTCTGAGAAATATAACTATCAATATCAATTTTTGATGGTGGAGTTTTAACTGGTGGAAGTTCAGGTGGCGGTTCAGGTTTAGGCTCAAAAACTTCTTTCGGCACTCCCGTTTCTTTTGAAAACAATTCAACTTGTTCTGCTTCGGTAAGCACTTTTGGAGGTTCAAAATTCTTCGTAATAGGATTTTGCGTAGGTTCTATTTCTCGGATTTTATCAGGTGGCGTTGTTTTTTCTTTTTCTATAATTTTTTCAGGTAATTTCGTTGCTTCTATTGATTGTTTAATAATCTCTTTCTGCAGACTTTCAGGTATATCTTTAATAAATGCATCTAATAATACAGTAGATATTTCAGGTTTTATTTCAGATGAAGGCGGTGGGGGTGTTGGTGCTTTGGGTGGTGCTTCTTGTGGAGTTGGTGGTTTTTCTTTAGCTGCACGAGCTTTTTCAACCGCTTCTTTAATCTTTTTAAAAGTGGGAACAGTATTCAAAATTTTATTTTTTCTTTCAATAAAATTTTCAATTTCAGTATCATATTTTGTAATTGCCAGTCGCATACGAGGAATTCCTCTAATCCCTCCAACTGCAGTCGCTATTCCACCCCAGGTCAATGCTTCTTTTGGTTCACCACTTACTAATCCCATCGTAATTGCAGTGGGCACTGCCTCACCGGCTAATACCTCACCCATCATCTTTCCTGCTTCTGTGATAGGCACTCTTGCTGCGGGAATTGCTTTTGCTAAAGCTTTTCCTGCTAATTCACCCGCTCTTCCTCCTAATCCCTTCAATCCCATCATTTCAGTTGCTAAAGCAATAGGACGCTCAACAGCTCCAAAAGCAACAGCCGAAGTAGGTATAGGTAATGCCGTTTGAACTAAAGGATGCGAAATTGAATATGCCAATGAGGGTTGCAGACTACTTTCAATGGCTCTTTCAACTGCTCTAAATCCAAGTGGTTTTGATATTGTAGAAATTATCTGCCCAATAGGTGCAAAAAGTCCATGTTTAATAAGCCCTTCAAAAGCAATTTGTTTTTCCAATTCCTGTTTCTCTCTAAACTTTTCAGGTGTCATCTTCTCAAAATACTTGTCTCTTATTTTTTGATAAAAGCTTTCAAGTTTTAATGTAGGGTCACTATATTGCGTAAATAATTCTTTTAATTTTTGGTATTCAAATTGCCTTCTTTCTTCTACAGGTAATTTTTTGTATGTTTCAAGCTCTTTTTTTGTTAAGAAAATAGGTAGATTTGAAACTTTAACATCTTGAGGTTTTCTTTTATTCTGCTGAACTTCGTTTAGTTGATTAGAAAATTCAATAAGTGCCTTTAAAGAAGTATTTAATCTCTCTGATATTTCTCTAAATTTTAAATTTGATTTACCAATTCCTTTATCAGTAATTTCAATATCCTCATTGATAATATTAAACTTTAAATTTGGGAAAAATTGAGGATTAAATATATCTTCAAATTTAACTCCATTCATTTCATTCTATTATCTCTTCTTCTATCTTTTCTTCAGAAGGAGGTGTAGATGAAGGTGGTGGAGAGGGTAAGCTTTTTATAAATTCTATTACTTTTTGTGAAATAATCTCCATTAAAGAAACTTTTTTGGGTTCGGACAAATCTTTCTTTGCAGCAATACCTTTTTCTACTTCAGCAAATGCATCATTAGCTTTTTTCCTATATTCTTCAGCTTTTTCTGGCGATATATCAGGATAATCAGCAAGATTGTAATAAGCAAGAGCCTCTATATATTTATTATACAATTTTTTGTCTTTCATGAGTGGCACTAACTCATCATAGTAAGGATTAGTATAACTTTCCAGAGATTTTCTAATTCTGTCCTTTTCAGCAAGATAGTATTTACTCATATCTTGCTTTGCTCCCATTCCTTTTCCTTTTAATTCTAATGCTTTTCTCATCAACTTTAATCTTTCTCTCTGATATGGTGTTATTTCTTCAGTTTGTGGAACATAAGGCGTAAATATCTTTGATAGAAAATCAAGCATATTCCAGTAATTCTGTAATTGCTGTGCGTATTGCTGTTGCTCCCATTGTGCCCTTGTTAATGCTCCCTGAACTACTCCTGGAACTACAGGTGATAAACCTGCAAATACTTGTGCTCCAGGTGTTGCTCCACCACCCGCAGCTTTACTAATTAAACCAGTTAATAAGCCTGCTCCTGCGGGTATTAAAGAAGATAATAAAGCAGCTTTCATTATTTGTCCCCAACCAACCTGTGGTGCTGGTCTTGTTAATCCTGCCAGTGCGGTTCGTACTGCTTGTGTAATTTCTTCTTGAGGAATACCTGCAAAAATAGGTGAGGTTGCCCATAAAACTGGTGCAGTTGATAATTGACCAATAGGTGGCGATTGAGGTAATGGTGGTAAATTTAATAATGAATAAGATTGTGCTGATGTGCGTGGTTCTAATAATGATAATCTTCCATTCGCCATTTTTTACTCCTTTATAATCATCATCCCGCTATTTTCATTCCTAATGCCGTCCCAGCTGCACCTGCCAATGAGCTTAAACCTTGCATAGCATAATCCCAAAAAGTTGGTTGTGTTACCCAGCTTGCCAGTAATTGAGGTTGTAATGCACCATACATTTGCAACCACGGCGCCATCAATTGTGCAGGAGCTCCCATCAATTGTGCCCTTGTTGCCAATTCTTGATATGGCAATAATCCGTATTGCATCGCAAGAGGCATTGCTTGTAATTGTCTCTGCCGTTCCGCTAATTCCAATTGTGCATACAATTGCCCTAAATTCTGCAGTGCCCCTTCCGTTGCTTCTGCCATTGCTAATGCCTCCGAAGAACTTCCAGGTGTTCCTAATGTAATATACCTACTCCTTATACCTCCCAATGCCTCCTCTAATTCTTTCTTGTATTGTTCAGCAAGAGGTTTATAAATTTCTCCAATTTCCTCACCCCCTAAAATGCTACCTAACCTTTGTCCCATCAATTGTCCTAATTCTCCACCACTAAAAGAAGGCAATCTTTGTATTTGTCCTAATAGTGTAGGAAGATACGCCTGATATATATTCATCATAGGTTGAACATATTTGCCTGCAAATTGTTGTGCCCCTTGCCAGGGCTCTAAATACTTGTATTTTAGTTTTGTGGTTGGCATTTATCTTACCCTCCATACAAAAATTTGTCTTTTACTTGCATACACTGTTACATTAGTATTATTTTGCAATATAAGTTCAAAATTGTCAAGGGTTTGAGAGCCATAAGATTTTATTGTTGCTTTTCCAAAAAGTGTATATTGTTGTTCAGAAGTTGGTGGAATAAAAGAAAGTTGAGAAATTATAGTATGACTTCCCTGTGTTCTTAAAGTTAATGTTATTTTATTCGTTCCAGGGCTTGCACTTGCATAGATAAATACACTTGCAATAACAATAAATTCTCCCTGTTCTCTTTTTTGATTGACATTATCAGTAGAAACAAGATTACTACTTGTTTGATCTGCGAGTATAGTAATCGTGCTATCTAAAGAAGTTACATTTGAAGGATTATCCCCAAAAAAATCTACTTCTCTTAAATCTTCTCTATTTTTTATATTCAAAAAATTATTATTGATTTTAACTACACAATCTTTTGCCCACGCAAGTAAATCTTCAATTCTAAAGAGTTCTTTTAACAAACTTAAATTCATACAGTTCCCCCAGGCTTTGTCCCCGCTTTTACAGAAGTTGCCATGTAAATTAAATTTATACCCGTTAACGAGAAAAAACTATCGGCTCTTATAAGAATTTGGAAAAACTTCGCCTTATAAGAAACATCAAGATAAGGATAAATCGTTATATCTGAAACTTCATATTCATCACTTTCAAACATCCCATCGGGTGTGTCCCCATATCTGATTTTTACATATAATTTTTGAGAAGTCTTTTCATCAGTTATAAATTGAATTCTGTTTAATCTCTTTATGATATAAGGGTTGCCTAAATCTAAAATAGATGTTGCGTAATATCCTTCATAATCAAGATTAAGTCCACCTAAAACTGAAGTAAAATGTGCCACATAATTATAATTTTTTGTAGCTCCGTATTCTTTTATTCCAAACCACATCTCTCTTATCCTGTCTCTCATATATGCCTCTTGCCATTTTAAACCTGCTTTATCCCAAGTTAATCTTGTATAATCCCATATATAAGCCTGTTCTATATCCTCTACTTCTACAGCTCCCCTAAATTCTATATTTGGTATTTCATACTTTGTCCACTGCCCTGTTAAAATATGATAACCCAACCCTATTCCATATAAGTTATCTTGAGGAACTGCAAAAGGTATCCAAATAAAGTATTGTTTTTTTATATCTATATAAGAAGCAAAAACTCTTGAATAATTTATATTTCTTTTAATACTTGAAAAGTAAGTGGCAATAGGTTCAGAAATTTTTTCAATTTTATTACCTGAATAAGTATATATTCCATCTTCACCTAAAAAGAATAAAATATCTTTATAATTCACAATTGAATGCTGTGCTTTACAACCAATATCATCAGAAATTTTTTGGATTACTACAATAATAGGTAAACCTACATATTTAGCCACATAAGTTGTGGTTGCTTTGAATATAATTAAATCATCACCAATCACTTTTATAGCAGTAATTTCACCTTCACTATCCTGTAAGTCAACACAATAAGCATCATCAGAAGTTTGAGGATTATATTTATTGATGTCATTATTTGCCGAAAGTCTAATTCTTGTAGGGTAATAAACTCCCTGTTCATAAGTTTTTGCGTGAACACAATGCCACTTCCAGTATTCAATCAATTCTGCTTTTATATATCCATCTGCTAAATCTGTAGTTAAATCTCTTAAATGTGTTGCCGTTGGAGAAGCTGCCCTCACTTTTGCCCATTTATTTTGAATATCAAAAATTATATACTGGTCAGTGCCATCCCACATATTTTGTGAAGTTATTATCGTCGCATTCGCATTATTCATTTTTTTGAGAATTCTATATGTAGTATTTGAAACTGTGGAAGGAACAGTTGCCGTCAAAGTAATTTGTGTATCACTATCAATTGATTGAATTGTGAAAGTCCCCACACTATCAATAACAATTGTATCATTCGCCTGTGCTTCACTTATGAGCCACGAAGTATTGGTGCCTGTAATTACTGCCGAATTTGCAGTTGTAGATACTGTTCCTTTATCCCAGATAATTATCATCTGTTGCCATTTTTTTGTTTGTGGATTGTATTCATACCAGTTTTTATCTCCCAAAATAATATATCTTTTTGTCCCGTCTTTTACCAACCATTTGGATAAATGATATATATCTTCAGGAATGACTTGAATATACCAGAAAGGCACTGCGGTAGTATAATCCTGTGAAAATGCTCCTGTTAAGGTTAATGATGTATCAGAAGATATACTTGCAATTTCTCGTTTTTCAGAACCTATAACAATGAACCAGCCAGCTTGCAATTCAGTTGTAAATTGTGTGCCTGTTCCTGTAACGGTTGTCCCCGAAGTAGTTATTGTCCCTGTGCCTTGGTTCATAATAGGTTCAATCCCCAATGCAAGTTTTATAGAAGTATCAGTGAAATCTATGTTTTTTAAATTTTTAGAAGCTTCAGGAGGCAATAAATCTGCAGGATATTCTGTATATAAGCCTTTGAAAGGTGCTTTAATCAGCAGGTTTTTAATTTCATAACCCATTTTTATTATCCTTTCAATACACAAGAATAAAATTTAATACCGTTTACACTATTCCAAACCTGACCTTTTGAGGCACGATTTCCATCAAGTCGGGGCGCACAAACTAATGCCATAGTTAATGAATTTTTATAAGAAGTTTCATAACCTGTTTGATATTGCGTAAAAGGTAAAATTCTTACTCCTCTTAAGAAGGTGGTATAAATGTTAAAATCATAAAAATATGTATTTGAAGGTAAAGTAGCTGTAATTGTTGTTATATATTGCATAATATATTCTGAATTATCATATTCAAGTTTTCGTCCAATTTCTAAATAGACATCGCAAATAAAATTAGTGCCTACTGTGGGAAATTCAAAATAAAGCCTAATATAATCATTATAAGCGGATACAGAATAATGTAATAAAGATAAATCTCCATATTCATCATTAGTATCATTCCTATATAAAGTAAGACATTCATAATCTTTTAAAAAAACATATCGCCAGAACCAATTATATGGTGGTGGCAGAGTAAATCCTGTTTCGCCAATAATTTGCCCCGAAGTTAATGTTAAATACTTTCCTCTTGCGGGTTTATAAGCATAATCGTATTGTAGATTTTCATTTAAACATATTTTTAAAGTATTGAAATTTTTATAACGATTTATTTCTGTAGTAGTAGGGGGGTCAACGCCTGTATAAAGAAGAATTCTATTTGTATATGGAGAAAGTGGATTAATTTTCCAGCTGGCTTTTAATGAACCTTGTTTGTGCTTACCCATTGAAGTAAAAGAAACGGGAATTCCTTCGTGTTCAGTTTCATACATATTTTTAAATGTTTCTTTTAATTCTCTTAAAATTTTTGCCCCATCGCCTAAATATGAATTACCTGCTGGTGTTGAACTATTCCATTTCGGCATTAGTAGTGAGAACCTCCTTCAAAATTAGTTGCTCCTCGTATCAAAAGAGCACTAGTAATTGTAATTGAACCTGTATAATTCATTTTAAACCGATATTTTATAGCATCATTATATTCGACTAAATGAGTAAAACAAATATGGAAAAAATATTTATTATTTAATTCTCGCATAATTTGGTTATTAGTAGGTAAAATATATCTAATATATTCAGTTCCCGTTGATATTTTTTCTATAATTTGCAATTCATGAGGGTTATTATCGTTAGAAGTATAATATCCCGACCATATAAAAATTAATGGAATATTAAAATAATATGTGTTAATTGAGGGTAAATTATATTCATAAATAGGATTTGTAGAAGGATCAAATACAGTTTTTTGTTCTTTTACATAAAAACAATATGGAATTAAATTATAACTTTCGTGCCAATAACCGTCTTTATAAACATACAATTTTTTAGTAGAAGTATTCCAGAATAATTGTCCATTTTGAGCAGATGAGGGGGCTGAAGTTCCAGCAAAAATTAATCCGGAACCTTCAAGGTGAACACCATAAGTATTTGAGGGAACTTCTGTATTTTCGGCGGGGAAGGAATGTTCTTTTGAAAAAATTGTTTTTAAATCAGATTTAAGTTCTCTTATCTTATCATCGCCAAAACATATCAAATCAGTATCAAGAGGGCTTGAACTATTCCAAGTCATAGTTTTTTACCTTTCCAGAAATACAATCCAAAAGTTAAAGCTACTGCAGTAGAAGATTGATAAACTTTTAATTGTAAATATTGCTCAGTTAGATTTGATGAAGGTGAAAATATTGTAAATAAATAGCCATATTTATAGTTATTACTTGCCTGGGTTAATTGTGCTTTTCCCAAACAAATACTATTACTCAACCATACTTCAAAATACTGCCAATTAGAATGACTATAATAAACTGCACTTTCTACTACTAAAACTTCATCAGTTGATAAATCAAATGTCAGATCACTTACTCCGGAAGTGCTATAAACATAAGGATTTCCTGATACATTACCACTCACTCGCCGTCCATTTCTTTTTAACACTCCTACTGCGGGATACCATTGCTGGTCATTAGGAAGGTAATAATACAATCTTTTGTTTGATGGTTTAAATAATAAAGTTCCTCTTTTGAGTGTATTAGTTCCTAAATTTGTTGGGAAAGTATCGCTTATGATACATCTTTGAGGGACATTGTGAATTCCTGTTCCATCTGCACTTCCGCCTTCTACGGGAAATGTATGTTCGCCTGATAATAAAAGTTTGATTGCTTCTTTTAATTTTCTGATTTCACTCGCTCCCCCTTTTACCAAATCATAATCATAAGGTTTAGTTATATCAAGTTCAGCCATTTTTTATAGAGTTAATTATCCCTTCCATTTTAAAGGAGATTTTTTAGCACCTAAACTATACTTCATAAATACTCTCGGGGGTATTCTCCTTGATTGGTCTTGACTTATCATTCTTTGAACTGCCTCATCATATAATGCTCTATAAAGTGTTGCGTCTCCTTCTTGAAGCCATACCATTCCTCTCCAAGTAGCTCCATTTATTAAGACATCGGGATAATTGTTTGTAATATAATTTGTATCTTCATCATTAACTAATTCTGATAAATACTGGTAGTATTCTAAAATTCCAGTATAATTTTTATCAGGAGTTGGATAAATAATGTATTGACTATCAATAAGTCTGTAATACATAGGTTCGGCGTTGGTAGTAGTTGGTGGGAATAATTCAAGTGCTTCTTGAAGTGTAATAGGTTGAAGTTGCTTATAATCATTCGTGAGTTGTAGCCATATCCTCAATTCATCTTTGTAGGTAGCAGGTAAATCATAAGTATTTGTATTTTCATAAAAAGTTATGCTTTCCTGAACTTTTAAAAAAGAAAAATTATGAAGCCTGCACACATCTTGCATAGTGCGATTTATCCAAACTGGAATTAAATCAGTTATTTCCTGCTGTTGTCTAACAAGATTTTTCTGAACTTCTGCTTTTATTTGTCCAAAATTCATTTCTCATCTTGCATTTTTTCATAAAGAGCGATAGGACATTCATTTTCAAGATGATTTTGATATTCCGATTCTTTTACCCACGCTTTACATTTTTCACATTCTACCATATCACCTCTTTTTCTCAAAGTTTTTTGAGTTGATTTTGGAGTTTCAAAAGGAATAAGTTCTACTATTCCTATTCCGTCTTTCCCCACTCCGATAAAACCAGGAGGGATACAACTGAATTTCATATTGTCTTTCGTCACAGGAATTGATTTTTTCTTTTCTGCCATTCCGCACCTCCATCAAGTTTTTTAAAAAAGGGGATAGGTTAATAAAAGCCTATCCCCTCATTTCCATCAGGAATAACGGCTTCTGTAAGTGACGAATGCTATTCCTTTTAGCGAGGGACTTGTTCCGGCGTCATCAAGAGTAACTCTTAAAACTTTAGGTCCGGTAATGTTTTTGTAATCAGAAGCAATTGAAGTAGTAGATTTGAGTGTTCCAGCTGCATCAGCTGTCCCAATAGTGATTGAAGCGAGTGTATTTCCGCCTGAATAAGCGTCATACAATGTAGCAGTAGAATTATTAGCAGCTGCAGCTGTAGTAATAAGAACATCAAACCTTAAAATTACGGCGTCTTCGGGAATTACAATATAATCAGAATCATCAGCGGTGATTTCTTTTGTATGTTGTGTTTTATTTGTCCAATATCTTTCTTTTGCGTATCCCATTTTTATCCTCCTATTCTAAAATTACGTACTCGTGACATATATGATATGTTCTTCGCCATCAGTTGCATAATCCCAGATTTTCTTGAACCCGCCGAGATAATACCACGCTATTCCTTTGCTTCTTCCGTAGTCATCGGGGATTTTTGCTCTTAATTCTGCAGGAATCACAATCCCTTCTGCCACAGCGTCATCACCAAAAAATACAGCCTCACCGAGCACGCCATTTGTCCCTTTTGAATTTGAAAGAACATTTGTCTCCATTATGAACCTGCACTGATATATTCTTCCAACTTCACCTGCAAAGAGCCTTTCAGGTTCACCATATTTTGCAGCTTCAACCCAGTTGCTATCATCCATTATTCCTCGCAAGGCTTTAACGGAAGCCACACAGATATAATTTTCACCATCATAAGGAGGAATATTCATACTTCTAAACCAGTCAATGATATTTTTCACATCGGATACCCTCAAATTAGCATCTGCCGTTCCACCAGGAATTCCATTATTTGTCAAATAATATCCCGTTGAAGTTGGAGTATATATAACTTTTGAAGCCTTGAATTGTGCGCCAGCTGCACTATCAAGTGTCAATGCCATATCATCACGAAGGGTTTTCTGTATAGGATTTGTGATATCAAATTCTGAAAGAGCTTCCAATTTTCCAGTATAAGGTATTGAATTACCATATTCATTAACTTGGATATAATCTTTTCTGATATTGAAATTGGTTTCAGGCATTTTTGAAAGCTCATCTATTGTGCCTCCCGCGGTAGCAATTCTTGAAATTTTGATATACTCAAGTTTATCGCCTTTACCCTTGCCAACTTCTGTAAATACTTTACAGAACTGGCGGAATTTCATCAATGGAATAGCATTATATCTTAATTGCCTTGAAAGTCTGGGATTTGCTAAATATCCACCTAAACTATTGGTCTGCCAATACTGTCCAGCCATTGTTATTTACCTCCAGTTCGTTTTCTTAAAAATTCTTTTCGGGCTTCTAATTCCGCCCGTAATTCTTCCTCCGGGGAGTAAACTATTTCTTCCTCCCTTTTGGAAATAGTCTCTGGAGCGGTTTTTTTGCCGCTCTCTGCACCTATACCTTTAACACCTGCTTTGGTCGTTTGACCTCGCACGGTTGCTATATATTCTCTTGTTCGTTTTGCTATTTCAGATAATTGAGTTTCAAGAGGAACATTTGGCATTTGCTGGGTCACTTCTGTAGCTATAACAGCAACTATTTTTTCGTATCCTTTCAAATCAGGATAAGTAGAATAAAAATACTGCCTGATTTGTTCTGCTTGAATTTGTGCTTGTAATTGTGAAATATAAGGCGATACGGATTTTAAAACTTCATTTTTTATTACTTCAACTGCTTTTTTGGGATTTTCGTATAACAAATTCTGTATTTCCTCATCAGATAATGTTTGTTGAGGTGGCGGTTGATTTTGAGAAAGTGGATTAGTTTGTGAAATGAATTGTTGCCCCAGTTTCATTTTTTCAAGTTCTGCTTGCATTTGTCCAATTTGCTTTTTCAATAACTCATTTTCCAATTTTATTTTTTCTATTTCATCAGAAGAAAATGTAGGAGGTTGAGAAGTTTCTGTAGTTTTTTCTTGTTCTGTGGTTTCTTCTTTTGTTTCAGGGGTCTCTGTTTCTTCAATTTCATTTTCTTTATACCTTGGCATCTTTCACCTCTTTTTCATACATTGTTATAATATATTGTACTTCATTTTTTATTCTTGTCAAGATTTCAAGTTTGCCTTGTGCTTTAAAGAGTTGTTCAGGAGTTTTCGCTTCAAGTATTTCAGATAATACAATATCTTTATATTGGTCTATAAATGGGGTTAAAATTTCTTCTATTTTCTTTGCAGTATCATATTTTGTCAGTAATTTTTCAATAAGCTCTTGTGGAATTTTAAGTTTCATAATCTTTTATAACCTCTTATGATTTCAGTATCAGTAAAATATCCAGAACCACGAGGTCGTTTTTTCGTTCTTTTTCTGCTTTCATATCGTCTTGTTAATCTTTCTTTTGTTTTTTTACTATACTGCTTGTGCCAAATACCTGCCACTATTCTATCTATACTTTCTTCAGAGCGTCCAGGATATTGTTTCTTAACTCTTTTTTTCATCTTTTCAAACCATTCTTTTGGTGGTCTTTCAGGCATTTTTTCCTCCTTCTTTTTCTATATAGGTATTATAAATAATTTTAAATGCTTCTGTCAAGGCTTCTGCAATTTTATCAGTCCATTGCCTATTTACCAATTTATCAAAATGTTTATCATTATCAATGAAGCAAGGTTCTAAAATATATGCGGGGCATTTAAATTTTGTTAAAATAGAATATCCTCGTTCATTAGGTTTTAAGTAATAAATTCCAGTAGATTTATCGATTGTATCCATGCGGTCTTTAAAGGGAATTTTTAATTTTCTTTGCAGAGCTTTCACAATTTCTGCACCATATCCTATTTCTCTCAAGGTTATACTTAATAAATCATTAACAGCAAGGAGCATTCCGTAGTTGCCTTTTCCCGCATTTAAATGCCCTTGAATATAAATATCATTTTCTGTAAAATTTTTATTTACCCATTCACGCCTTTTCCAATAATCTCCAATTAAAGTTTTTGTGTAAGGGTCAGAAATATAAACTTCAAATCTATTATCACCCTCTAATAAATTATAAGTTTTTTGCATATAATTTTTAACAATATCACTTTCATACATTCCTTTATAAAAAGCACCTTTATCAAGAGGTTGGTTATCTTTATAAAGATGTCCGATGTCAAGTGCAATTTTCAGTTTATACATATCTTCTACCTCTACCTTTTTCAGGTGGATATTCACTTTCAATTGCCCCTATATCTCTTGTCCCAATAGGGTCTCTGCCATATATATCCTTCAAGTCAGGTTGTCCTTCGGGATAGAATTCACCTGAAACTTCATTGCCTATACTAATGGTAGGTTCGGTTGCCATATATTTTCTAACAATAATCCAATCATAATAAGCAGGACTTCCTGCACTTCCAGAAACATAAGTATCTATTCCAATATAGCAATTATTCCAATCTGCATTATCCAATGATACATCGGCAATAAAACTTCTACTTTCCGTTAACCACTCTCCTTTTACCTGTGAAGAAGTCAAAATCATTCTGTTTATGTATTTTACATTTAAACCTATTCCATATACACTTCCACCCTCATAATCAGTTATAGTTCCATCCGCATCACAATATCTTAACATTGCATAACTGCCGTTAGTAAAAGTATGATATGAAGCCTTATTGTAGTTAGAATATTCAGTTTTAGCCCAATAAATCAATCCTAATGCATAACTTCCCCACGCACCAGTTTGTCTACATTTAGTTTCAATTACGATAGGTCTTGCAACTTTGAACCATCTTGAAATAGGAGCATACCAACTCACACTATCAACTTTTAGTTCACCAGGCCAGGCAGGCGTCAAAGCAACATAAGTGCCATCAAAAGTTTCAGAGAATGTGTTATCCGCAGTCTGAACATGCCATTTGTTGTAATTATCCGTTCTATACACGAAGTCATCAAAGAATTCAAAAGTATTGTATCCATCAGACCTTCTCGGCATATAGGGATTTCCGTAATACATTTTTATTGTAGTCGAACCCAGAGCGGGCAGAGAAGGAATTTTTACCCAGATAATTGTGCTTGAAGTATTCTCACCATATTCAATCCAGAAAGGCAATAAATTTCCTTGTTCATCAGTGAACCTCAAATCCTCGCAGAAAGACCTCAATTTTCCAGCAGAAACCAATGAAGCAGTGTCAACAACAATTTTAACCTGAACATTTGAATAGTTTGTGTTGTCGTTGTTCGTGATGGTGATGGGTTTATAATATGACCATTTGTATGGTTCAGTAGAAAAGAAGTCCTTTATGCTGGTTGGAGCAACAACATAAACATAGTTTAATGACTTTCTTTTTAAAGAAGTGTCTTCGGAAGGTTTAATATCAACAAATGCTGAACCCCATATTAAATCAGAAAAAGTTCCTGTCCCTCCTAAAGCGACAGGGTTTTTTGAAGCCAAACATCGTTTAACATTATATTTTACATGAGTATAAAACTCAGAAAAAGTCCAGATTGAATTTATGATATAATTATGCGTTTTACTTGTATCTGTGCCTATGTTTGAATAAATGTTTGACCTTGCATTTATTATACATCTATCATAGAGCAATGAAGAAGGATAACCCCCCTCATTCAATATTCTATAAAAACAAGTTTTTGAGTGGATAATACAATTCTTAAAAGTCCAGTTGGTAGCCCATCTCAAAAAATTAGTATCTGCCAATCCAGTTATTATGCAATTCTCAAATTGTAAATTATCCAGAAATCCTCGTCCATTAGACATCAAATTGTTCAAGCCATCAAAATAACAATTTTTGAATTTAAAATTGTATAACGCAGAAGGATTTCCCACTACTGTTCCTAAAAATTCTGCCACATTACCTCTAAAAGAGCAGTTCTCAAAATACCAATCACTTGCGACATATATATTATATAGAGCAAGATAAGTTAAAATGAATTGAAAATTCTTAAAAACAACATTTTTAATGGGACCTGCACTTCCACCAGCAAAAATAACTTGTGAATTTCCACTTTGCGATACATAATTTCCAACAATATACACATTTCCTTTAACTCCGAATTTCTCACCATTTACATCACCAATCCAAGTTGTGCCTGACGCAGGGTTATTAAAATATCCATAAGTTGCATCATAAACTCCTGGTTTGATATAAATTGAATCGCCAGAAGTTGCGGTTGCAACCGCTTTGGTTATCGTGCGAAAAGGTGTCTGCGGACTTTGACCATTGTTATTATCATCGCCGTCGTATGCTACGAAAAGCTCCAATTAAAATCACCTCCTATGAAATTCTAAAATCTTTTGTTAAAATTTGTTTCCACTTGGTTGCCATCCTTAAATCTCCTCAATCAAGTATTTTATCTCCTTCACAACGAGGCAAGGGATGTATGGAATTCCTGCGTTGTAATCTTCAATGTAGGGCTCATATATGTATTGCCTCCGAACCCGCACCCTTTTTGGTAGCACTTCATCTGTCTCTATAGGATTTCCCGTCTGGTATAAGTCAACATAAATTTTATTCCCTGTTTTAACACCGATAACACCTTCCACAATCTCCTCTTGTATGTATCCAATTTCATTTTTGACAACTTGAATAGGATAACCTCTACCTATGAGGTCAAGAAAAATCTGCTCTTCAGGGGAGATTGTTATTTCAGGTGCTTGAACTTCTTGTGCAGTTAACTTCGCCGTTTCAATTTCCGCAAGTTTTCTTTCAAGAAGTTTTTTCTTTCTTTTCTTGAAAAGTCCTGTAATGAAATTCCAGATTTTTAAAAAGAATTGCCAAATTTTAATAAAAATTTTTTTCATTTTGATTTAAATACAGATAACAATCCTTTTTTAATCAAAGCAAAGAATAATTGTGAACCTGCTAAACTTTCTAATCCTGCAAATGCAGATTGCCGTAAAAATCCATATAAAATGCATATTAGAGCTGCCAACCCGAACCCTACCAAATCGTGCCATTCTTCCATTATTATTCGTTTTAAGAAATTAAATAAAGGTAGAACAACTCCAGCAATTATAATTCCGCCTACAATCAGGTCAAACTCTTTTGATAAAGTTTCAATAATAGTTTCCATTTTTATATATATAAGCTTGCTTGATATTTTGCATTTGCAACGGTGCTTTTAATATAAAGTGTATATCCTTTTCGCCTTTTTCGTTGCCAGACATCAGAGGGATATAGAATTTTTATAATTTTACTATCATCTGCATCAGTAGCAATATAAATTGTAGCACTATCGTCATCATTTTGAATAGTTATTTCAGCATTAGCAGGTATAGAGAATAACAGTTGCCAACTTGTAGTTAATGAAAAATTGAGATTGTTTTTAACATACTCCATTTATTTCTTTTTTTTGGATTTTTTATTTTTCTTTACTTTTTTTCTGATATCCGCAAGATGTTCTCTGAAAGTTTTATATTTCGCTTTATCGTATTTACGGGTATCTTCTTTTTGTTTTGGAGGTTCCGCAGGCGTTGCTTCAATTTCAACCTCGGGTGGCACATATTGAGGCTCTGGTATTTCTCGTGGCACAATTCTTTCTACTTTTATTTCTTTTTCATCTGCCATCTTATCACCTCCTAATATCCAAATTTTTTCAATTTAAATTGTTTCAATTTTATAGGAGATTTTAATTTAACTTTTGTAAATTTTTCAAGTTTGGGCGGTTTTGGTAATTTTGGCAATTTCAATTTTGGTATTTTTATTTTTGGCGTTCTTATTTTAGGTTTCGGTAATTTCACCAGGCTTTTTCTCTGCATAAGTCTCCTCCTTTGTTTCTTCTTCTATTTTTAAAAATTCTTTTATTACTTCATCTTTAAAAATATCATACGGGTAAATTCCCAATAATTCGGCAAACTTCGCAATAACTTTCCGCATGTCTATAATTTCCTCTACCGCGCCCATTTTTGAAATCAAACTCATAAAAGCAAGCAATTTGTCAATCTTTTCTTGCTGAGTAGTCAGTAATGAGAGTCCATAAACCTTCAAATCAAATTCCCTGGGCAAAACTTGTTCTTTCAATTCGGGAGTAGGTGTAGCAAATACGATTCCATATTTTTTCAAAATGTCGTCATATATTGTAATTTCGTTATTTATTATTATTTTTCTTATTGCGTCATATAATTTTAAAATTAGAGGTTCAAGCAAATATGTTTCAATGCTCCTTGCAAATTTATTAAAAAACATTGCTCCCTGTTCTCTTTTAGCAATTATTTCTTTTCCAGTTTGCCTTGACTTTGTGGGTGCTCTTCCAGCAAGATATTCCGTCACAGATGAGGCTTCCTGAAATTCATTCTTAAATATATTAAACATTGCGAGTAAATCTTGTGTAATTCCCTGTCCTATTCGCACGGGTTCAATTGCATTTTCTAATCCCTGCACAACTTGACCAGGATATAATCCTTCCATTAAAATTTCTGAATTAAAAATTGCGTGAGGATTTATTCTGAAAAGGGGAATACTTGCGTATGCACAGGCGTCAAACATCAACGAAGCAGTTTCATTGATGTATCTTGCGAGATTACACAAATTACCGATGAAGGGTGGTGGATAAATTGTATTTAAGCCGGGGATGACATAAAAAACAACGAATGGTAAATCTGAAAAGAATGACGAAAAATCTTCGGGAGCTCTAATCAAAATATGGCGATTTGCAACTGTGCATACAACTTGTTTATAAATTAGTCGTCCTTCTTTATTATATACACTTCCCCAAAATTCTAACAATTCTACTTCTTTTACATTTGGCATCTGGTCTTCGGTGATTTCACCTCTTGCCAGTTTTTCCTTTGCTTCCTCATAAGTTTTTGTTTGATATTCGGTAAGTTTATCAAGGTTAATATAATTCATATAGGGTTGTGCTTCATATAATTCATCAATAGATTTTCTTGTTAGGTGGATAATAAATCTATTTTTTTGTGAGGGGTCAAGGTAAATATCAAAGGAGCTGACGCATTCAATATCAAGCGGATTATCAAAATTTAGAGTGTGTATGATTTTCAAAGTGCCATAACCAGTTAATAGACAATATCTAATAGCTTTTGACAATTCATTCTGGAATTTTGCTTTTTTGAGGCAGGTATCAAGTAATTCTTTGATAAGTGAGGGTTTAATGGTGCCTTTTATTTTTTCAATTTTATAGTATTCAGGTAATCCAAAAATTCCGCTTTCTATGAAAGTAATTATATGTTCGACGGCATCAAAAATTTTAGGGATAAGGATTTTTGCTTGCCACTCTTCTTTTGCGGAATAATCGTGAATAAGATTATATTGTTCTATACTTTGCAACCACAATTCTTCTTTTGGTAATCTTGCTTCTTGCGATTTTGTGAGGCATTCAACAATATATTCAACGATTTCATTTTCTTCCATTGCAATTGTAGAAGTATCTATTGGGATAGTAGCAGTTTCTAATTTTTCAGCGGGAAGTGCTTCTTCGGGTAATCCCAATATGGAAGATAAGCTCAATTCTTCAGCCATTTAATATTTTTCCCTCTTCTTCTTTTTCTTCATCTTCATTTTGTTCATTAGAAATAACTGATAAAGGTAATCCTACGGGTGAAAGCAATAATCTTTTTTTCTTTTTACTACGAGGTTGTCTGCTCATTTGGTATTTAATAACCATTTTTGAGGCTTCTAATCGTATTTTTTCGTTTTCGCTATTCATAAGGGCATAAAGATTATCTATTGCTTTTTTAATCATATCAGGACTCATAAGGTATTCTTCATCGGCAATTGCTTTTTTGAAATTCTCACTATCAAGGAATTCTTTTATAACTTTTTTCTTTATTCGTAGATTTTTAGACCATAGCATTTTATAATAATCATCTGTTGAAAGATTTTTATCTTTGTTTCTAAAGAAATGGAATACAATTTCTTTTTGCCATTGTTCAGTTATCCCGCATTTTTCAAAATGCTCTTCCATTTGTGAAAAGTATATTTATTTTGAAATATATTGTCAAGAGTTCTTATATCAGGGGGAGATTTTCATCTCCCCCTGCAAGGAGGTTGGTATGAAGGAGAAGGAAGTAGCAAGCTATTTTTTGATATTTCTAATATATTTTAATGCTTCATTCAAGTCTTCGTTAGTCCATTCAGAAATAGGTTTACCTATGTATGTGACAAGAGCGACAGTATCTGTTCCTTTTTTTCTTGCCATATCTTCTAAAAATTTTATCTGTGCTTCTGAAAGGTATTTAGGTGATTGTGGTGATTGTGAGGGTTGGGGTGGTGAAGATGGAGTTGGTCTCGCCTCATTTTGTTCTTGATGATTTTTTTCTTCCTCCTGTATTTCTTCTGCAGGTGTAGGTTCAAAACCAGCGAGCACCATTACCCACGAAAGGGCTATTCTACATACCTTTGATACTGCACGAGTCTGAGCCATTGACCTCACTGCATATTCATCTCTATCTTTCCAGTTTTTTTCTTTTATTGAGCATATACTTTCTGCTTGTGCAATTTCAATTCCTGTTTTAATATCTACCAACGCCGCTGTTGCGATTGCTTTTTCTATATTTCCGTCTTTATCATATATTGCCTCTACTTTTTTTATGGTGGGAATATATCCCATCATTCTTGCGAGTGTAGTCCAGCCTTCGCAACGTACATATTTGCGGTCTTTTATAAGATTATACACTTTCTGCTTTTCTATTATTTCAGCCAATACACTCGCCTTTTCCTTTGCTTCTTCTATAAATTTTCTGGGAGATAGTGCAGTTTCTCTTATTTCTTTTTTTACTATTTCTCCCATTTTACACCTCCTTATTTATTATTTTTATTCTTTTCATTACAATTTCTTTTAAATACTTATTATAAATGTCGGGGTATTCCAATTTGATTTTTTCATTATCTAATCTTTTTTGTACATATGTATTTAATTCAACGATATATTCACCATCTTCTATCACATTTGAGCCATCTTGGAATAATATTTTTATCAAACTTTCTTTTGTTTCTTCAAGTTCTCTTTCTTGTTTTCTTATCTTTTTTAATTCATTTTCAACTTCAACTAATTGTTTTATACCACCCCAATCTATAATTTTTTTAATTTTTTCTTTTGTTTCATCTATTTGATTGAAGTATTTTTCGCATTTTTGCCTGTGGGGGCATTCATACAAATTTCCTCTTTTTGTAACATAGCCACATTCCCAGCTATTCCAGTGTGCTTCGTTATAAGGCGGTTCAGAATTTAATAATGCTTGTGACAATTTTTCAAGGATTTCAATTATTTTTTTAATCAAATTTTCATTTTTATTAACAATAAATTCCTCGATTTGTAAAGAAGGAGTTTTGATATAAACTAATCTTCCATGCCAATTATTTTTTTCTTTTCTTTGTTCTTCTAAAAAATGAATATATGCTTGTAATTGTAGAATATGATGTTCGTGAGGCACTTTTGCGGTATCATCACAGGATTTAATTTCAATAATTTCTTTTCTTTCGGGGAATAGAATATCTGCATGTCCTATTCCGTAAGGATGTTTGATTTCATATTGGTATCTAACTTTATGAGGAAAGTTTTCTCTATAGTATTGCCTTACGAAATCTTCAAGAATTATTCCTCTTTGAAAAACCAAAAGGGTTTCTTCGCTAAATTCTTCGCCCTCCTTAACTGCCCAATAGTGTCTTAATGGGCACAATCCTAAAGACGATAATCTTAATCCCTCCAGTTTCTCTTTCCCTTTCAGTTTTTCTATAACCCATTGTCTTATTGCCGTTTCCATCTCAACACCTCTTTGCTTTCTATATATTATTACTTGTATTTTTCATTTAGAATTTTTTTATCCCTGTTAAATACCTTTTTTCAGAAGATAAAGCCACGGGTTTTCTGATTTGTCCTGTTAATTTAGGAAGTTCAATTGGGTAATAAATAGAAACTGCGTAACCAAGTGCATCAACTACATGGTCATAATAACCGTCCTTGAAGGGTTCTTCTTTAATTTTTGGGCTATCAGTTTCAGGGAAGTGATAACCTCCCATCATTGCTTCTATGAGAATCTGGCAATCAGGATGAATTTGTAGAGCGGGTCTATTACCTTTTAAAGTTGTTAATAGTTTTTTAATAATATATACTCTCTGCATTATAGGCATTCTGCGGTATAAAGGAATGATATTGAAATCCCTTAAAATTTCTAATGAAGTTTTCCCTTTATCGGTAGTTTGAGCACCAGCGGGGTCACAAGTATCTACGAAATGGCAGAATGGAAATTTTTTATTAGAAATAGAAATTATTTTTTCGGCAAAATCTGTTAAATATATATCTGTTCCCATATATTCATATAAAACATTTAAAGTGTTATCGCTATCAATTTGCATCCACAGGCAGACTGGGCGGTGGAAGCCGAAATCCCATGACCTTATCACATCTAAATCTGAATTAACTTTTATTTTTTCATTAACGTGGATTTGTTTATTAAATTCAGTGAATACTGGTTTGCCTGTAATATCTGCCCCCCATTCGCCGTATAAGTATTTTCTTTTCAAATCGGGTGGCATATCTTCAAGACTTTTCAAATAACTTTCAGGTAAATTCTCTTGATTTTCATAAGAAGAAGCCTTGTAAGTTATTCTTTGTTCGTTCTTTCGTTCTACAAATAGTTGATATAAGAAAGAATTTTTTGATGGTGGTGTTGAGGTAAGGAAGAAGAAGTAAGAGGGCATTTTAGGTTGACGCAATCTTTTTGACAGGAATTGATATTTCATTTCATCGGTTAGAGCTTCGTTAGCCTCATCAATGTATATGTAATGAAGTTCGGTGGATTGATATTTTGTGGGGTCATCAAGGCATCTGAAGAGAATAACAGAAGGTTTATTTGGGTCAATACTTCTCAACTGGACAAGGCGTCTTGCATGATTGAAGTTAATTATAATTCCCAATCTTTCGCATTCATTAAAGAATGTTTGCATCGTGCTATCAACAAGTTCGGTATAATGTTGTCTACATATCATTCCGAGAGAGCCTGGGCAGGTAATTGACAGAATTATTGCTTTTCTCACTCCCGCAGTTGTTTTTCCAGAACCCCAACCTCCAATCATCAATTGTTCTGGATGCTCAAAATCAAATACAAATTTTTCCTGTGTTGGTGTCCACTTTTCCCATAATGCTTTTAATCTACCTTTTTCTATCTTCATTGTTCTATTTTTTCTATTTCATCATAATAACCTGCTTGTGTTAAGAAATCCATAACGCCTTTCATAATCATTCCAAAAAAGATTAAATTGCTTTTTTTCAATTCTAACTGTATTGTTTTATCTTCAACTGTGATAAAAGGGCGTATTGTAATTGCAATTTTGACTGGGTCATTTATAAAATGAACGATTATTCCAAAATTAATCATTTCATCGTTTTCTAAGATATCAGCCAGATTATTTATGTCCTCCATTGAGATTTCTTCCACAAATTTTTTTGCCAGTTTTTCTGAAGTATAGATTGCAATTTTTTTCCTCATTTTTCACCTCCAGACTTTTTTCTATTATATATATTACTTGTATTTTTTGCAATTATGGAAAAATACAGGTATAGTGATAAAAAATGAAGGATTGGACGGAAGGTTGGGAAATAGTAGTTGTATCATCTTATCATTCCGAACAATATAAGGAAAAATTAAAAAAGAGAGGTTTTAAATTTTGGAAAAAGGGGAATGTTGCAAATAGAGAAGTTGAGTTATGGAGGCGGAAGAATGAGTGGTATGATAGTAAACCAATAAGAAAATTTAAATTTAAAGAAGAATTATAATTTTTTCTTTCCAACTCTTAATCTTTTGTATTCTTCGCTATCTGCGTATCTATGTTCCAGCAGGATTGTGGTTATTTTTCCAATTGCCGGGTCGGCGGGATTTCGTTTCAATAATCTATTTTTCAATTTTTCAAGGTCCTCCATTTTGGTATAATTTTTTTGAAGAGTATCAAAATATGTGTTTAAGTAATGCGTGCATATATCGCAGAAAAAGAGTTTTTTAGATGGAATTTCTTTGCCTCGCTGTCTCGCTTTATCTACGGCTTCTTTGTATTTTTGTTTATGGTCTTCATAGCACCCAGGTTTTGTGGGTAATAGTTCGGGTTTCCACGCTTCTAAATGCTCTAACATGTAATCATCAAGAGCTTCTTCCGTAAGGTTTCCTTCTTTTAGCAGCTCAACGAGTATTCTGATGATAGAGCCTGCTTCTTGCCCAATTTTCTTTTCTTTCTCTTTATATGCTTTCAATAAATCCATGTTTTTAATTTCCTTTCTTCATCTTCTCATTAAGGAGTTCCTCTATTTCTTTTTTCTTGTCAAGTGCGTTCCTATAATTTTCAATTACTAATTTCAATACCTTTTTTGCGTTTTCACTACTCGGGTCTCGTTCTACTACCTCTTTATATTTTGGGAGTTTCTGCTGAATATCCGCAATATAATTATTCCAGAAATCCAATTTATTTTGCAATTCCTCTATCGTAAGTTCTTTTTTTTCCTCTATTATTTCTTCTTTTATTATTTCTTCTTTTAATTCCTCTTGTCTCTCTTTTTCGTCTTTCTTTTTCCTGTAATACCGTTCATAAACAGTTTGATACTTCTTAAAATTAAGTATTTCTATGCGTCCATCTCCCAATATTCTTATCTTTTCGACTTCCATCAACTTCTTTAGAATTTTGTTTAATTTATCAACATCACAATTGAGTAAGTCCGCCAGTGTTTCTATCTTATACGGGACACCATCATATTTTTCCACAATCCCGGGGTTATTCTTGCTCCGAGCTGCATAACACAAAAGAAGTATCCACACCTTAAACTCGTCACCATCTAACTCTTTTAGAGTTGTTCCCGTTAACAACTCCTCTATCCATAGCCTTATCCATCTCATCTCTGCACCTCCTATTTTTATTTAAATATATTTGTATTTTTCATTACTTTAAATATAACCATAAAAAAATCTTTAGTCAAGTTTTTTGTAAAAGTTTGTTTATTAAATAAATATTTAAAAATTTTTAAATTAAGTGAAATCGCCCGTCCCCATAAGTTCCCGATTTTCCTTCACTTTTTTAATTTTTAAATATATATTTAATAAATATTTTTTTATAAAAAATCGATAAAAGAAAAGAAAAAAAGAAAAAGAAAAGAAGCAAAAGAAAAAGAAAATAAAGAAAAGAAAACAGAAGAGAAGAGAAGAGAAGAGAAGAGAGGGAGAGAGTATGAGAGAGGGAGAGAGGAGAGGAGAGGAGAATTTAAATAGATATTTAATAAATATTTTTTTATTTTTTTGTTTAAACACAAAAACTCCCCTTCACTCCATCCACATCACCCAAACCTCATACCCCTCCCCCTTTAATCGCTCCTTCACAGCCTTCAAACAATCCTCACACACCAATAACATCCTATCCCCGTCAAAATAACAAAACCCCTTACCCTTAAAGTCAAATCCCTTCCCGCATTTCCCACATACCGCACACCCAGAAATACTCAAACCCTCTCTCCTACGCCTCCTCAACCATACCCCCACACCCCTTAACCCCAATTTCCTCAAAAACTTCCTCCTTACTTCCATCTCTATTACCTCCAATCTCTTATTCTCTCTATATCTTATAACCCCTATTCTCTTAAATCAATCACTAAAAACCACTGACCCCAAAAAATATACCCGCCAAACGCACAGAATTGGGCTTATTTTTAATGAACTACCCCGACCCCCTATCACAACCCTCCCCCCTAAAAAATCCCGATTTTTCCAATATCAATTTTCAAAAATGCCCGCCAAAATTCACCAAATAGGTCTAAATTCAAAAATCTCATTTTCCATGCCGATTCCACCAATACATTTCCACCCCTATAAAAACGATAAAAATTCGTTAAATATGCTTCTCTAACTCCTATATCTGACCCTATGTATGGGCAAAAATGGGGGGTGGTGGGGGCTTCGGGCTTCTGGACGGCATGCCGTTATGCTGGTATACTGGTCAATCAATGCGATGTATTCTGCCTCATATTGACAATGTCCGATAACACACATTATGTAAAATAGACAAAAAACTAACGATTTTTCAGGAACTTATGAGTTTTCCACAGACTTTTCCACAGGTAGGAATTTTTGTATAAGTGGCTATTTTATGAGGACTTTTCAAAAGTTTTCCACAGGTTTTCCACAGATATTTTTTAATAAAATGACAATACATATATTTTCACTACTTCAAAAATTTTCTCAGTAGGAGAGATAATTTTCCCAAAAATTTTCTCTGTAGGAGAGACATTTTGCAATCATCGGCTGTTCAAGTTCTTACAATTTTTTAGACTAATTCTAAATGTTATGTAAAATAGGATAAGAACTGACGATATTTCAGGCGGTTATGTTAAGAATTTAAAGTGTCAAAAATTTGACAGTGGGTGTCAAAAATTTGACAGTGGTCATTTTAGGGGTAGATAAGGGCTAGTATGGGGTTTTTGTGGGGTATTGAAAAGAAAAATACAATAGTAGGTATATAGAAGGCGGGGAAGCCTTCCGGCCCGTAAGTCCCCACCGCTTTTGCGGGGGGCAGGGCAAGAAAATGGAGAGGATAAAATGGAGAAGGAGAAGAATAGAAAATATGGAACGAAGATGACCCCTTGCGGGGTCAAAAAGTTTTTAGCCTCCCTTCTAAAAAGGGAGGCAAAAGAAGTCCCCGCAGTATTTCTGTGGGGACCCCCAGGGATAGGGAAATCGTCTATCGTAAAACAGGTTGCTGAAGAGAAGGGAATTGAGATAATAGACGTTAGGCTTTCATTGTTAGACGCAATTGATTTGCGGGGAATACCCGCAACAGAAGGAAAAAATTGTTTCTGGACTCGTCCACCTTTTATACCAGAAAAAGGAAATGGAATCCTCTTTTTAGACGAGTTGAATACGGCGTCTCCCTCTGTCCAGAACAGCGCCTTGCAGCTTGTGCTGGACAGAAGGGTGGGGGAGCACAAGCTGGGAGATGGGTGGTACATCATTTCAGCTGGGAATCGGTTAGAGGACTCGTCATTAGTTTTTCAACTTGCCGACCCTCTCATATCGCGATTTATTCACATTGAAGTTGAAATCAATATAGATGAATGGATAGCATGGGCAATGAAAAACGAGATAAATGAGCGGATTATTGGATTTCTCAAGTTCCGTCCAGATTTGTTATCAAGAATTAATGAGAATAGGAATTCAATAAACTTTCCCTGCCCTAGAACATGGGCATTTGCATCAACCTTAATGGGGTCAGGAATTGACCCCGTAGAGGCTGTTGAAAGTTCAGTAGGCACAGGAGTATCCGCGGAATTTAGTGGATGGCTAAAGGTGTATGATAAACTTCCCGATGTAGAAGAAATATTGGATGGCAAAAAAGAGTTGAAATTGAGTGAATACGAACTCTCGGTTCTATGTGCGTTAGGACCAATTTTAGTTTTACGAGCGAATACTCCTCAACGACTTGAAAACCTGTTAAAAATACTTACAAATATTGAAAGGAAGTGGGGAGTATATTTTTCAACTCTTCTATTTGCGAAATTTGAAAAAGAAAAAATTGTACGATGTAAAAATTGGAAAAGGTTTTATACACAATATTCTGATATTCTCTTTGAAGAAGTGTAAGGAGGTGTAGAAATGGAAAAAGCGATGAAAAAAATAGAGAAGGCAATAATAGACCTTCTCTGTGAACAACCTTTTTTTGGAACACTACTTTTGGAAATAAAAATTGAAAAAGCCGACCCTTCTCTTCTATGTCCTACAATGATAGTCTATCCTCACGGAATTATTCGTTTTAACGAGGAATTCGTGCTCACGCTCACAAATCCTCAACTTAAAGCGGTTCTTTGCCATGAGATTTTACATCTTGCTCTACTTCATTTTGTTCGTCAGGCGACAAGAGACAGGAAGGTATGGAATATAGCAACTGACCTTGAGATCAATGGGTATTTAGCAGAAAATAATTTTTCGCTTCCGAGTGCAGCTTTGATTCCCCCGCAAGATAAAAGAGGTTTGAGTGCAGAGGATTGGTATAAAAAGTTGCTTGAAAATCCGTCAATGATTCAAGAAAAAGTGATGGATGTTCATATCTATGATGATGAAATTGAGCAAGCACAAAATGAAAATCAAAATCAAGGCAAACAAAATCAAAGCAATCAAGGACAAGAACAAGAGCAAAAACAAAAGCAAGGTCAAGGGCAGGATAGTCAAGGTCAAGGACAGGATAGTCAAGGTCAAGGGCAGGATAGTCAAGGTCAAGGACAGGATAGTCAAGGAAATCAAGGCAAACAAAATCAAAGCAATCAAGGACAAGAACAAGAGAATGAAAGTCAAGATGGTAATCAAGGGCAAGATGGTCAGGGGCAAGATGGTCAGGGGCAAGATAAGAAAAAAGTAAAAAAAGAAGGAGATAATAAAAAAAGTGATGAAAATGGAAAAGAAAAAGAGGGTGATAGAAGTGGAAAAGGCAATAAAGGTAAGAAAAAAATAAAAGAAGAAGGTGATAAAAGTGGAAAAGAAAAAAATGGCGAAAACAAAGGAAAAAAGAAAAATGAAGGAAGGAAAGATGAGGAGAATGACATTATAAAGAAGTGGAAAGACGCTTTGGCAAGAGCAGTTAACCTCGCAAAGTTGCAAGGGAAAATGCCTACGGGATTGAATGGTGTTATTGAAAAAATTTTACGCCCTCAACTTGACTGGCGACAAGTATTACGGCAGTTTATTACAAAAATTGTAGGGGATGTTGACTGGTCAAGGAAGGATAGAAGGTTCAAAGATATATATCTTCCTCAACATCGCGAAAAAGTAATTGAACTTGTAATAGCAATTGATACATCGGGGTCAATCAGAAAAAATGAATTTGAAAAGTTTTTCGGCGAGGTAAACGGAATTCTTCAATCAAACGGGAAATACAAAATCCATCTTGTTCAATGCGATGCGGATATTCAAAAGGTAGAAGTGATTTCATACCCCAACAAGTTGCCTGCCGATAGAATAGAAATCAAGGGACGGGGCGGGACAGACTTCCGCCCCGTTTTTGAATACATGAGAAAAAACCATCTTCAGATTCCACTTATCTATTTCACTGATGCTCAAGGGACATTTCCTTCTTCCCCGCCGACTTTCCCTGTCTTGTGGGTAATTACTGAAGCAAAAAGAAAAAAAGATATTCCGTTTGGAAATGTAATTATTTTAGATTTAGAAAAAAAGGAGGATTGAAATGGAAGAGAAAAAGGAAAAGGAGACGATTGAAATGGAAAAAAAGAAAAAGGTAAAAATATTTTTAAAGTGCCTGCCCTCCGCTCAACTTTTTTTTGAGGTGGTGGGGGAATACATATTCAACCTTTATAATACTCTTTTCAAGGAAGCCCCTGAAATTATTGCTATAGTTGACGACGAAAAGTGGGAATTACATTATGAAAATTCACAGGCATTGCGAATGCTTCACAATAATGACAAACCATTATACCTTGATATTGAAAATTCTAATAACAGGATTAAATTAAGTAGTTGCGTGGTTAAGGAGAAAATAAACGAAAGTGTTTCACCCGAACAAAGTTTACAAGTAGTTACAGAGATTGAGAATTTGATATACGATATTTACGAAGCATGGAGCAAGGCGGAGGAAAAATTGCAAGAAATCCTTAGAAATGATAAACGCTTCTCAAAATTGATGGAAGAAAAATTGATTAAAAAATTATCGGGGGCGAAATAAACTTCAAGGAGGCGATTGAAATGGAAAAATGGGAAAATTGTATTGAAAAATAGTATTATTAGAGCGAGGATAGGTGAAAGTAAGGAGAAAAAAGCGATGGACAAAAAAGTGACGGGAGAAAAAAAAGTGATAAAAATATCATTGAACTCACTTCCGTCTGCCCAGGCATTCAAAGAATTTGTGGCAGAATATCTGTATTACTTGTATGGAAATCTTTTTAAAGATAGCAATACAATTAAAATAATAATTGGTAAACAAAAATGGGAATTAAAATATTCATCTTCTTCTTCATCTTTATTACAAATTTATTTGTATGATGATACGAACAGAACATCTTATCTTGAAATAAAAAAATATAGCAATGGATTTGCCTTGAATACTTGCGAGGTGAGGAATAAAATAGAAGAAGGTTCAATAGAAGAAGCCTTACAAGTAGTCACAGAAGTAGAGAAATTATTATATGACATTTATGAGATATGGAGAAAAGAAGAAGAAAGATTACAAGAAGTTTTTAAAAATGATAAACGCTTCTCAAAATTGATGGAAGAAAAATTGATTAAAAAATTATCGGGGGCGAAATAAACTTCTTCGCCCCCTTTTTTAGGTGAAGATATGAAGAAGGTAAGATATGGCAAAGATTGGGAGGAATTCAAGAAGAAGGTCATCAGGACCTTTTGGGAGAGGGTCCGGGAGGAGGAAAAGCAAAAGCAAAAAAAGAAAAAAAGGAGGAAAAAGAAGGGGGAAATGCCGGCGATATATTATGAAAAATTACAGGAAATCATAAATAAAGAAATCTTTGGAATACCTTCTTATGTCTCTGAAGACCTCGCTTTCAGGCACGATGATGATGAATAAAGGGAAAATCTTAATAGTTATCTATATCCTCACTTCAATTTTTGTTTCTGCTTACCTCATCTGGCTAAATTCTCATCAAGAGCCTGAAATCCGCATAATAGAAAAACCTGTCTATGTGGAAGTGGAAAAACCGAAATATATAGAAAAAATCAAAAAATATCCCGTGGAAATTTCAAAGGTTGTGGTTTTGGAGAAAGAGAAGATTGTTGAAAAGGAGAAGCTTCCTGAATGGCTATCCGGGGCAACGGAATATGTCATTCTTGCTATTGGTGATGTTCAACCTTACAGAGGAAAAACCCGCATAATCTCTTTATTGAACACAAAGACGGGTGAAGGTTTTCTCATTCAAAAACAACTTCCCTATTCCGAACCTCTCTTTCAATTCAAATGGGATTTGAGAGTAGGTGGAGGCTGGGATTTTGTCAATCAAAGCGGAATAGGGAGGTTGGACTTTGATTTCCTGAAAATTTCAAAAGTTAATTTCTCCTTGACAGGAGAGGTTGAAAAGGATAGAATCAAAGGAGGAATTTGGATATGGATAAAATTCTAAAATTTATATGCAGAGATTGTCTTTATAAGCACAAGATTAAACATCCAGAGCATACCTGGCCTATAAAAGAATTTCCACACAACTATGTGTGGATAGACGGGGAAAAATACCTTTTGGTTGAAAAGGACTATGAGGTAAAATGTTCGGAATGCGGAAAAAGAAATAAGAAAGTCTATCAGTTGTTGTCAACAATAAAAAAATGGTAAATTAAAAGGAGGTGATAAAATGACAGAACAAAAAACAATATGGGCAAGGTATTATAACGCATACGGGTTTGCTGTGGCAATAGTAGCAGTTGTCACAGAAGGAATTGACTGGACGGCTTACATAGGTGCTTCTCATAATTTGATGACATCAGAAGAAACTGCTGAATGGGTTGCAAAGAATGGTTGTAAACTGGCAAAAAAAGATGCTGTGCATTTCTTTCCTGACATAGACCTTCCTTACAGGGAATAATATGGCGATAGGAGGTGCTGAGATGAAAATTATTTACAGGAGAATAATAGGAAAAGAAGATGAAAATTTCAGAATTCAAGAGTATGTTATAGAATATGATCCTTTAGAAACAAATAGGAAAAAATGTTCTATTTGTGGTGAAGTATCAACCTCTATGTATATGTTGGATATTTTTTACAAAAAAAACTTTTTAGTTAGTATTGATTTGTGCGAAAAATGTTGGCTGGAAAAAATAAAGGAGGATTGAAATGAATAAATCAATAGTGATGCTGTATTCTTTTTTGGCGACAATGAGTGAGGACAATGACGATACTATGGAAAAAATACTTGAAAAATGGATAGAAAATCCGGAAAAATACTATTGTCTTTGTTGCGGAGTTGAAATATCTGAAGAACAATTTTGTTATTCTCATGGGTTCTGTGAATATTGTGATAGTGGTGCTTGTCAAACTGCACAATTTGTTTTCAAAAAAGGACATGGAAAGTTTTTGAAATTGTTTCTTATTCGTGAAAATGATTAAGGTTTTATTGATAATTTTTACCCTTCTTTTTCTTTTTATAGTTTATCTAATGATTTTCTCACTTTGTAAAGTGGCTAAAAAATCCGATGAGAAGATTGAGGAAATGCTTCATGAGCAGGAAAAAGGAGATTGCCTCTCTTGTGTATTATATCAAACGATGAGTTGCCCTCTAAAACCTGTATATCCCATGAAGGATTGTCCATATTATATTCCTTTAATTCCTTTTGCCTAAAATAAGATATGCTTTATTCTAATCAAAATGACCTTCTGTTTGTTTATTGTTTCATCTTCGCTGGCTGGTGTATTATTTTTTCTTTTTTTATTGCTTTGGTTTTAATAATAGTATAAACTTAAAACCTCAAATGAGCAGTAAATATCACAAAGGCAGACGCTATGAATATAAAACAATAGATATGCTCAAAAAGGCTTCTTATGAAGTTATGAGGAGTGCGGCTTCAAAGGGGAATTGGGATGTAGTGGCGTGGTGCCCGCAGTTAAAAATAATAAGATTTGTTCAAGTAAAATATGTAGGTAAGCAGAAACAAAAATTGAATAGGATAACTGAATTTGAAGAAGATGGCTGGAAAGTGATTTTTGAAATTTTGAAGTGGGGAAGTAAAAAGAAATCAAAGAATAATGATTAAAGGCGGGCTTTCAAACCCGCCTAAAAATGGGAGAAAAGGAGTGTGGCTGCAGTTATGGAAAATTACTTTTTATTTCATTCAAAATCTTTTTTATGTCTTCTAAAAGATTTTTAATTTCTTCATACCTTATTCGCGAGCGTTCCTCGTGAAACTCAAATTGGGCTTTCACTCTTTCAATTATTCCATTAGGATTATTATTCTTTTTAGAGCTCATATTTTTAATTATATCAAAAATTTCTTTTAAAATCAAAAATATAATTCCCGACAAAATACTAATAGATATTGCATTTGCTTCATTCATTTTCTATCCATCCCCATTCTTTTAGTTTCTCATACCTTTTGATGGCAGATTGACCGCTATCATTCCTGTATTGAATGTTAGAAACTTTTATAAATTTCACATAAGCAAACACTTTTGAAACTGCTTCCTGAATAGTATTTCCTATTTCAACCAATTCACCCACAATCCCATCGTAACCTGCTAATTCATATTTTTTATTCCTTCGCCGCACATCAAGTAAATAAAAATTCTTTTTCAAAATCTGCTCTGGGAATTCAAGAGGTAAATTTTCAACTACATTTTTGATTTCATTGTTCTCTTCAACTTGTAAAGTATTTGCAGGATAGGGATAAGTTGTTATTCTTAATGCAAAGCTGAATTTATCATAAAAAACAGGCAATTCCTGTAAAGTTCCTGAAAGTAATCTAAAAAATACATTTATAAGAGGTTCATTTAATAAATGTTTCCATGCATAAATAGCATTATACCCAAATCTGGGAGTAATCTCTAAAAAATATGCTTTATGGTCTTTCTCCGAAACAATACAATTGAAATCTATGGGGCCAGTATAATCAAAGTTTTTCATAACAGGGATAAAATGCTGAAAAATCTGACGATACGGTCTACATAGAAAAGTATTTTTCCAATTAAAAACAACCGACGACATACATCCCACATTACAGCCTAAATCACCTGCTAAAAATCGCTTTTCCTCAAATGTAGAATTCAAAGGTGGAATAAATCTTCCATGAGAAAACCATGCTTCCGTTGAAATCTCTACTCCTGAAATAAATTCCTGAACTACAATCGGAAGATTTAAAATTCCTTCCTGAATTTTTTCTTTTGCTACTTCATATGCTTCTTCACCATTCTCGCATATAATAGTGTTCTCTACAGCTCCTGCTCCCTCTTCTTTTATAACACATTTTTTGTTTTTGACTTGGTCTAAAATAATAGGTAATTGCTCTAAATTTTGAATATGAATTGTAAAAGGCACAGGAATTGATAATTTCCGCACTAACTCAATTGTTTTCCATCTCTGTGTTTCAAAATTCCTCATCCCTGTTGTAGAACCTATAACAAGATAACCTCTCTGCTGTAATTCACCCGCTAATTTATCATTCAAAGCACTTTCAAATACAAATACAGTGTCTTTTCTGTCAAATTTATTCAGAGGCGGGAGAATAGGCACAATAGGAACTATATTTTTATATACCCTTTGTTTCCAGCATAATTTATTTTTGTAATAAACAACTAAAACTTCTTGCTGGAAGTCATCCTGAAATTCTTTCGCAATTGGCAATAAATCTCCTACATCACTTATAAAAACCCATCTCATCGCTCAAGCCTCATCTCTCGCATTTTCTCAAAAATTTCTTCCCATCTGCCTTTCATATATTTTTGACGAGTCCATTCCGGTAAAGTTTTTGCTTTCTGAAGTTCTGCAGGCACTTGTGCTCCCCTTACTCTGGTTTCTAATACTCTTTGTAGTGAGTCAAGAAACGCCTTTTTTCTTTCTTCAGGTTGATTACTACTATTTATGCGTTTAAGTGTTATAAATAACCTTCGCCGATACTCATCCCAATCAGGTAATCCTTTTGCAATCCAGTTCGCTGTTTCCTCCACACTTGTTTTCATATTCTCTATTGCTTCCTGCATTGCAAAGTCCTTTTCCCGTTCCATCATCGTTTTATAGTTTATTCCAAATAGCATTGTTTTAATAGCATCTGCAGCAGGATTATCTGAAACAAAAGTAATTCCTTTACTCCTTAAATCTTTTGTTGCTCCGCCCCACAACATTTTATTGTTAAAAATATACCACGCATCGTGCAAATTTTTTGCTGTAACACCCCATTTCGTTTCAAGTTCACTGAAAATCTCTTTAATCGCCTCATCCCAGGGAATTTCTGCCTTGTATTTCCTTAA